TCCCCCACCTGCTCCACCGCCTAAGTCAGTTGCTTCAGCGGATTGGTCAAGTTGAGCAGTGATCATTCTGTCGTAAAACATTTCCCTCTGATTACGCAAGAACTCTTCTTCTGAAATGGCAAACAAGTTTTCTGCAATCCAGCGTTTTGAAAAGAAGCCTTCCGCCGCCGCTGAAGCAACATCAAACTTTGTTCTCCATTGTTCTAGATCTTGGAGTTCAGCAATCTTAGATGGATTGTTCATCGAAAGCTTGAAAGAAATAAGATCGTTCTCTCTGTATCCCAAAGTGAAAAGGTGGATAATAGCAATCTTTTCTAGCTCTGTGATCACAACTCTTTGTAATCTTTGGATTGTTCTAGCGAAACGAATGTCTTTTTGAGCGAGTGTTGCCTTGTCCTCATCGGCACCTTCGCCACGGAAAAGGTAGGATTGTGGAATCTTAAGTGCCGAGAATAGTTTATCTTTTAAGTACTTAACATCGTCAATGTCGCCCGTATAAGTTCCTCCGGGTAAACTCTCAACTCTCGTTGATTGACCGCCGCGAGTGGGGATAAAATAGTCCTCATCAACTGACATTGGGTTGTAGCGGAGATCAACGCGACCAGTATCAGCATCAACAACTTGATTACGCTTCATAGATGTCATGACCTTTTGCATATACTGTTCAATATCTTCGGGAGCCATATTACCTACATCAACATAGAACACTCTTCTCTCGGGTGATCGAACTATGCGATATGCCATCATAGCATCTTCAAGTAGGCTGAGTTGCCTGAAAATTCTTCTTGCTGGATCTAAAACCGATGTTCCATAGGGAGCGTATTTATCATTTCCCAAAACACGAAAATGGGCTATCTGCCAGTTTTCAAAAGTTAATCCAGCAGAATTCCATTGATACTGGATGTAGTTTGGGTTTGTTTTGTCTTCGCCTTCGAGTCTCTCTACTTCCCTAAGTGGCAAGCTAATCACATTCTCAATGCCAGTCTTTTCATCAATGTCAAGATAAAGAATATAATCTCCATATTTACACAGGGTTCTACACCAATTAAATATGTTATGCTCTATGTTGAGAACATTGTGAAAAAGAGAATTTAATATAATTTTAATTTCTTCATTTTGACAATGAATGTTTAATAGGGGCTTCATCGGAGAAGATGTCGTCATCTCATCAGCATAAATATCCAATGCAGAGGCGATGATCGGTTCGTACTCCATCTGGTCAAAATCAACATATCTTTGTAATCTTGATTGATTAAGATAGACATTGGCACTTAAATCAGAAAATGGATTATAGTCCATCCTTTTAAACTGTTTTCCAGAAGCAGATGTAAATCTCGTGCCAAACTTATCTAGCTCGCTTCTTCTGTTTTGATTTACATTTTGTGCCCTATAGTTTACAATTGGACCAGAAAAAAGCCTAGTTAATCTCTTGAATAGAGGGGAGGCTGGGTTTCTTACATTTTTTCCATTTTTAGGTGCCATTGTGTTTATCCTTTGAGAAGCCAAACATGTTTCATTTGTTGGTCTATCTTATCACTTTTTGCGATTGGTTTATAGCCCTTCTGACCGGGAATTGAAGTATTTAGCTCACTCTTTGTTCTGGTCATTGTACTAAGGAATGCTTTTGTATATTGAACGTCCCTCTGATTGGTTTCTAGTGCTGTGTCCCTGACCCAACATCCAATCGCAAACGCCATCACAAGGTCGTCATTATACATCCTCATCGCTTGTGGGCGACCATTCTGCCAAACAAAAGTTTCCAACTCATTAAATAGTCTAGCAGAATATATTGTAACTAGTTTATTTCTAATGAATTCTTCCATTTTTGCCACAATGAGTGGTCGAGTCTTTGACGTAGTAGAGAAGCCAGCAACCGCATTTGATGCTGTTTCGCCTATGTATTGTTCAATATATTCATGCGTTGATTTTATAGAGTAGTAAAGGTTTGGATAAGCCATGTCTCTGAGCTTATCCAAGACAGCAAATCCGACCGAATTATTCTCGATCACCATCAGGCACTCTCCAAATTCTTTTCCAACCTCGTTTAACATATTGGCAAACAAGTCTGGTGTAATTTTAGATTTGTACTCTCCGATGATCTCCATTGTTGATAACTTCATGATATGAAAAACAGAGCTATCTTTGTCATCACCACGGGCAACATCAGCTACAAGAAGATAACTTTCTCCCGGCTGATATTCTTCCCATATCCAAAAGTTCCTATCAAAACCTGTCTTATATTTTGGCTCTTTTAAGCCTTGCTTAATTACCATCATGTCATCTGGGTGAATAACAGTTTCTCCCGACATGTTAAAATTACATTCATATTCTTGGGCTACTTGGCGTTGAGACATATTTTTTGTCTCTTCTTCAAACCATTCTTCGTCTCTATCTGGGTGGACATGCCATGGCAGGATGGTAGGAAAGAAGTCGTTTATGCCTGCCTCTGCGTCCGTGTAAGTTTGGTGAAACCAGTTACCAACACCATTTGGAGTAGATAGAGCAATACAGCGACCGCCAGTTGAAAGAGTAGGGTATAGACCAGTCCATAACTCGTCAAGCCCTTCTACGTGCGCTGCCTCGTCAATAACAAGGAGAGACAGAGCTTCGGAACGCCCAGCATCGCCTGAAGTTGTTGAAGCTTTAATTTGAGAACCGTTATTTAACTCAAATGATGTTCTGTTATCAATAGAGATGCTAGCAATCTGCATCCAATCTGGAAGGTTTTTGATAATTGCTTTAACTTTCTTGACTAAGTTTGCTGCTGTCTGGAACTTAGTAGCCATGACGAGGATGTTTTTATCACGATGAAATAGCATCATCCAAGAAACATAAGCAGCAGTAATGGTAGAGATACCTAATTGACGACCTTTCAAGATTACATTGAAACGATGATCGTTAAAATCTTTTAGGAGTTGGGTTTGGAAATCGTAGGTATTGAAAGGCACAGTACCATGAATTGGATGGGAGATCCTAGCATAACTATTGATAAAAAAGTCCGGATCTTTTCCGCACTTGACTATTTCAGCGAGGATTTCTTTTTTTGATAGTTTGTAAGCCATTTCTCACAGTGGTTTAGTTTTTGGCAGATTTGAGCCAGCTTTTAATGCTCTCATTGATATCTTTTGGCTGGTCTTCTTCTAATACACCTTCAGCGCCGCCAATTTTATAAATTGAGCTTGATTGATACCAAGTGCGGAAATTGGACATTTTTTGAACAAGAATGTCTGTTTCGCCTTCCTTCGTCAATCTCAAACTCTTTCCGGCAGCGCCCCTGTATTCTTTTTGAATAAAAGAAATAATTTCAGCAATGTTCTGTTCGACCATATCTTGAAAGTTGGACTTTTGAACTTGCTTAATGCTACATTCAGATGAGTAGCTAAGTATCATCTTGTCGGCTTGGAATCTTACACCAAAACCATCAACCAGTCTACTATCAGTGACGACATTATCCACCTCTCTCTTGAGTCCAATCTTAACTGGGTTTCCTTCTTCGTCAAGTGCTCCGTCGTATCCTTTTGTAGCAACGATGTTTTGAATTGTTTGTACAACATCTAAAATATTAGCCATTATCTTTCCCCTTATAAAAGTTTTCTAAAAACTCTACTCTTTGGTCTATATCTGCCCATCTTTCTTCTCTATTTTCTACAAAATGAGTGTAGCACTTCCAGCAACAATCATATTTGTTCATGTATAAGTCGTCTTTTAAATCAAACGAGTATTCAAAACACGCGGGACAAACACGATCTTCATCTCTAGTAAGTAGTTTTTTTGATAAGAAAAAACCATCTTTGTTAATCTTTTCCATGTCTTGGCTTTTCATGAGCTGTCTTTTGTGCTGAAGTTTGATCTGCTCTAGGTAATCAAGTTCTTTTTCTTTGGACCATCCTGACTTTGGGTTAACAATGGTTTCGGGTCCATATTTTTTAGAAATTGCTTGTTCAATTTTTGCTATGGTGTTTAAATCAGGTTTTTTCATTTCTAATAATTATACATCTAATTTGTCAAGTTTTTCAGCTAAAATATCAATTTTCTTTTGCTGTTCTTTTACTGCTTCAACTAAAAATGATATTATTCTGGTGTAGTCCATTGTGTTAGCATATTGAGGGTCGGCGCTCCATTCTACAATTTCTGGCAGGACTTTTCCTACTTCTTCGGCTATAAATCCAAAATCTTTCTTGCCAGTATCTTTCCATCTATACGAAACTCCCTGAAGCTTACTTATAGTATCTACTGCCGAATTTAGTGGTTTAACTTCGCCTTTGTATCTTATCGAAGAATAAGAAACAAAAGCATTTGCCTTCACTTGACCACTTGCGTTACTATTATCTGGCAATGTTAAGCCGTGCGTTACATTTCCTTCTCCGACTCCAATTCCAACAAAGCTCTCTATATTTACAGCGGAACCAGATATTGTTATGCCCCCATTGGTGTTTGACCCCGATA